CTTCCTGGGACTGCGGGCCCGAGAGAATGCCGCCGAGCAAACCGGCCTTCGCCTCAGCCACTTTCGCCTCAGCGGTAGTCTTGCGTGCCTCGCCTGTGAGCTTTTGCTGCTGCGCCGAGTATTGCTGAACTGCCATCGCGTCGGCCGGTTGTCTGCGTTTAACCAACTCTTTGCTGAGCGCCTGGAAATAGTCAGGACCGCCGATGTCGATCCCAGGGATGTTGTTGACCGTGTTCACCGCGTCCTGAACGGATTGGGCTCGTTGCACAGCCGGGCTTGGACCGCCAAGCAGTCCACCGATTTGCTGCCCGGCACGCATCCCAAGATAGGGAGCGCCAGCCGTACCCAGCGCAGCGAATTGCGCCGCCTCGCGTTCTTGGCGTAGCTGTTCGGCGAGAGCTACTTCATCGGGACTTGCAAACAGTCCGCTTGCGTCAGCCATGGTTCACCTATGCAACGTAATTGCCGCCCATCCACCCGCCTGCTGCGAACTGCGGCATCCCGCCTTGCATCGCGCGTAGCCGCGCAACTTGTTGCATCTGCGCGAGCATTTGTGGGTTTTGAAACGGGCCCAAGGCGCTCCCGCCGCCGAGCATCCCGCCACCGCCAGGAGCACCTTGCTGCTGGGCAGGGGCAGGCAAAAGAGCACCGCCGAGCTGTGGCGGCCGGGCAGGTGCGGGCATGAATCCAAGACCGCCGCCGCCTTGCGGCGAACCGAACATTCCAGGCGGTCTGTATGGGAGTGGCTGAAATGGCGACGGTTGCGGCTGGTACTGCGGCATGTTGAAACCACGCTGCGGCATCAACGGGCTAGCTTGCGGCTGCTGCTGCTGAAACAGATTGCTGCGAGGAAGTTGAGCTAGATAATTTCCGAAGCTGATTGCCATGTTAGCCCCCGTCAATCGAACATCTCACTCATCCAACTCCCATCGCTTCCCATATCGCTGAACATGCTGGAGAAATCCATACCACCGCCGCCCAGGCCGCCGCCGCTGTCACCGAGATAGGAGAAGTCGCCAATACCGCCGCCGCCACCGCCGCCTAAATCAAGACCGAAGTTGTAATTCGGACTTCCGTAGTCTGCGACGCCACCGCCGACATCGGAGCCCGGAGTGGGATAGTTCGGCAGCATCGGTGTCGTGCCATAACCGACACCCGCGTTGGGATCGAGCCCGAGCCCATACGGGTCGCCCTCGCCGTAGTTGTTCATAATGCTTTGGTAGTCGGACGGGATACCGCCCGAGCCCCCGCCGCCACCGAACAGATTGCGCAGATAACCGCCAGCATTGCCGAGCAAACTGGTCAGGTTGCCAGCACCGCCGCTACCGCCGAGTAGCCGCGAAAGGAAACTCCCCGCACCACCAGCCATCCCGGAGAGCATGCCGCCCTTCGCGAGGCCCTGGAGAATGCGCGGATCCTGCGCCATCTTCTCGGCCGCGAGCGCCGCCGACGTTTGGGTTTGGCCGAGCCCTGCGCCAAACTGCATATACGGCAGCATGCTTTGATCGAGCTGAAGGCCCGCGCCGAGCTGCCCGGTCGCCCGTGCCTGCATCTGATTTGCAATCTGCTGGGATTGGTCGATAGCCGAGAGCTGCCGCCCCTGGGCAGCCTGGGATTGCGCACGCATAAGCGCCGCCATCTGCGGGTTGTAGGCGGCCTGCATGGCAGGGTTCGCATTCGTAGGATCCCCGCCAATCGCAAGGCCCGTCTGCCCCTGCTGCTGGAGCTGCGCGGTAAGATTCGCGCGCTGCGCGGCCTCATCGGGCGCGGCCATGGCCTGCATCTGGTTGTACGTCTGCGTCGCCATCGCGTTCGGGTCGTAGGTGCCAAGCGCCCCGAATCCCCCGGAAGCGTTCCCAAGGAGCTGCGTTCGCAAACCTTGATACGCGGGATCGAGCGTGGATGTCGCCCCTCCGGGCCCGAAGGTCGCGCTCCCCGTGCCGGTATAAACGCTCCAGGGATTGAACTGCCCGGCGTTGGTCGCCGACTTCTGCGCTTCCTCTAGAGCATTGACGCCCTGCATGCCGCCAGCAATACCAAGGCCCGTACTGAACAATCCGCCTGCCAGATCGCCAAGATTCGGGGTTGTCGTCGAAGGATCAGCCACGTTACCTCCTGCTCCTGCTCCTGTTGCTGTTGCTGCTGCTGTCGGATCCGAAAAAGTTCGGACTGGACCGCCCTGAAGGTTTCCCTGTCCTCCGGTGAGGGCCGTTACCCCGGTGTTTGCTGCCATCGCAGCCAAGGGACCACCGAAAGCGCCCGCCACCATCCCAGCCATCTGACCCAAGCCCGAAGGACTTCCGGGATCGGGGAAACCCATGCGCGTTGCCGAGAAAGGATTGCCAGTACCAAGTTGAAAGTACGGATTGCCTTGCGCGTCGTAGACGGTGTTCAGCTTTCCGGTCCAGTAGTCGTTGTTGTAGGTATCGGTGCCCGGATCGTCGCCGCCGTAAGGACTCGGCGTGTGCGTGTACAGATCGCCAAGTGTCGGTGCTTGAGTCAGCCCGAGATTCGCTAGCGGAATGCTCCCCGTGAATTGCGTGTTGAAATTGGTGTAACTAAGATCGGTCGGACCACCGATGGGGTTGCCGTCGCTGTCGTAGCTCGTGTACGTCGCGCCAGGGCGCAGATATCCCGGCGCTTGCTTCGTCAGGTTCCCGCTCGCGTCGTATTGCGCTTGGGGTAGATAGATGTTTCCGCCGCTCTGAAACAGTCCCGTGTTCGCAATCGCGGTCGGGTTGAATCCCGCAGTCGGCGTGAAGGGGTCGGCCATGGCTCACATCATTCGTCCAGGCTTCGTGTACGCATCGAGCTTGTGAAAGGCGAGCGGCTGCCCGTTGATGCGCGTAAGAAAGCCGACTTGGAGAACTTTCCCAGCACCTTCGCCGGGCACCGGAACTTGCGCCGTCACGACACCCCCAACGTATTCATCGAATCCGTACTCGCCGATGGCGTACTCAGCCGGTGAGTCGGACGCTGCAAATGTCGATTGCACTTGATGGATCTGGCCCGTGTAGTCCCAAAACCACTTGGCGGTGAACGCCTGTCCTGACACGCCGACGAATGTGTAGAGAAGCTTCTTCAGGATGTCCTGCGTCGCGGGGCTCCCGAGCGGGAACCAAGGCGACAGAAAATCGAAGTCGTAAGCCGAGCCGTTATCGACGTAGCCGCTATGCGTGCTGACGAATCCGGCATGTCCCATGTAGAGCGTGCGGTTGCGCGAGGAACACATCGAGCTGGGATTGATCTGATTCCAGAGCGTCGCCGCGTTCGTACCGTCGCCTAGCCGCGAGCGGATGTTGAAGCAGTAATCAACGCCGCTCGCCGGGAAGGCAAGCAGATAAAAACCATCGGGCTCGTGATAGACCGAGCGGACATACTCCAGGCTTCCGACCGAGTTTTCATTGGTGACATAGCCCAGCAGCGCATCGCGCACGTTCTGGCTGATGTCGGTGAGGGGCAATGTCTCGGTCTGTAGCGAGCGCGCGAGAGTGCGGATCCCCGTATCGGAAAGGAAGTACAGATCCGTGCCGATATCCTGGATCGAATCGCGGGCGATACAGCCGACGCCGTGAACGTGATCGGCAAGGGAAAGATTAGCGGGCGTCCCAGGATTCGCATACAGCAGGATCGACTTGCGACCGAAGATCACGAGATAGGCCTGGAAAGCCGCCAGCGCGACGACCGTATCCATGCCGTTCGGCCACACCGACGAAAGGTTGAGAAACCCCGCCGTGCCTCCGCTCCACACCCCGCCTGCAAGGGTGTCGCAGAAATACACGGTCACCTTGTCCGTACTTGTGTCGGCAGCCCACAGACGGCCGAATGCGCCGATGACGCAATTCGCCTGGGGCGGGGTGCCAGCACCGCCCAGGCTCGCAATCGTGACCATCGTGGTGCCGTCCCAGCGCAGCGGCGCATGCCCGCGCTGAAAGAACCAACCGTAGCTATTGAAGTTCGCAAAGCTCCAGTTGTTCGCCGTGATGCCAGTGGAGTATTTGCTCGTGATGGTTCCCGCTACGGGATCCACCAGATAGATGTTGTTGTTGGCACAAGCGAGGAGCTGCGTCGTTCCGTCCGAGCGCACGTACTCGACGAGCTGCTGAACAGCCGGGGCCCCGCCTATGGTGCTTGTCACCGGCACGTAGCCTTTCCTGCTGCCGGTGCGCCCTTGGTAGTCCTGAACCGCGTTCAGCAGGAGCAGCGCGAATCTCGGATCCAGCTCATCGATAGTCGATTGCGTGTTGAGCCCGAAACTGCCCGGCGTGATGATGCTGAAGGGGCGATCAGCAGCGGCGGGCATCAGACGGTCATCCAAACCGTTTCATCAGCTACGCGCGGGGCGTCAATCGCAATGGCATCCCCGAGAGCGTTCTGATACAGGTTCCAGGCCATATCGCTCCCGGTGCCGCCATCCTCGCCACGCTCGGAAATCGCTTTCGCCCAGGCCCCCAGCTCGACCTGGAGCGGGGGCGTGTTGAACAGATCGCTGTAGAGCACCAGATCGGGCTCGGGGATCACCAGGGGAACAAACAGGCTGAAAACGCCGTTGGGCGTCGGATAAAGCGTGAGCGTCGGATCGCCGTTCGCGTCCGAGCCAGTGACCTTGTACCAATTCGGAAACTGATTGTTGGTAGCAACCGTGTACTGCCACAAATCGAACTGCGCCTGCGGCGCGGGGATGATCTGCGTGCGATTGGTCTGGTTGTAGATGTACTTGGCGCGGTCGTAGAAACGATAACGCTGCCCGGCTCCGGTGATGGTGTAAGTGCTCGTGCCCGCAACCGTGGTGATCGGGATCGCCCGACGCAACATCGTCCAGTCCCATGCGTCCTCGCATTCGCGCTTGGTGTCGTTCACAAACTTGAGGAGCAATTGCGGATAGGCCGAGCTGGGAAAACTGCCAGCCGTTGTCTGCGTTTCGCG